CAAAAACAAACGAACCTTAGTACCTAAGGACTGAACCGTCCCGCGAATAAGCGCGGGAGATCAGCTGGTACAGGACCGAAGCCCTCCGCTGCGAGGCAGCCGATGTGCACGAGAGATTTAAGAACAGCACCAAGCACCTTGGTTACCACTCCAAAACATCCACTCCACCTACTTTTGGCCTTTAATTGCCCCAAATCCTTCATGGATGCGGGCGGTTATTACTTTGGCAATCAGTAGAGTTTCAATCAAGAAGCGACTTCCTCAGTGAGAAGTGCCGGTCCCAAAAGACTTTGACATCCGATATTTCTGTGATAGAAAAGCGTCAATCGCAAAGATCAACTAACAATTTCACAGTTGCGTGCATTCGACGATCTATTTGTCGTCGGAGATCGATCATCAGTATCCAAGCGCCAATTGGGCGCCCGAGACAGCTGCTCTGGCCTCACCTGCATTTGCAACCACTGTTGCAATATCCTTCACACCATTTCCTAAGGCAGTCATGCCGGAGATGACATTCGACCACGTTGCCAATGAGGCAGGGCGATGAAATGTGTGAGTGGAGGACGCAGGATGAGAAATATCAAACCTTAAACGGTATTCCGTCGTGACCAGAAACTGAAGGCTAACGCAATCAGGATTGTAGACCACGAAAGGAGCGAAACCGGCAGGATCCGCTGCTAATGACGAAGCATTGGCAGGTTCCATGTCCCAGGTGTAAGCACCGGTTCCATTCGGAATATCCGTAGGTTTGTACCCTTGAATCCCACTAAAGTGGGCCAGAGCTTCCATATTCATTGGACACAAGTCAGCAGTGACTCCGGATAGACAGATCTTTCCGGCAGACAGCAGACGTGGCTTGTTGAAAGAGACAAAATTCTTGCCAAAATCTGTCCAGGATTGGGTAGAATCGCCAATTTGTGGCACTTGATTCATGACTCCCGCATAGACAATTCCTTTCGTTGTATTCAGAGCTTCTGGATTCATTAATTGGATTGTCATTGCTGAAGGAACAAGTGTCGTGGCGGTTCCAAGGGTTGGGTTATCTATACCGGGCATCGTGAAAACAGCAGCATTGCCAGAAGCATTGATTGCTCCTGAGCTTGATGTGAATGCAGTCACGGCCCCGATATTCGTCCATTCCCCCGAACCCCTCTCCATAAAGGTCCCAAACATGATCGATCCACAAGAATTAACTGCCATGACGGCAGTTGATCGAGTGATCGAGTATGGGCCAATAGCTCTCGGTAGAGAAAGATGCTGTGGCATGTTGGCATTCATGCAATTCAATAGGCGGTAGTTCCCGGAGGTGCGCATCGCGCGCCGCCTCTGGGGTCGGGAGGCAAGACCAGGCCTCGTGGGAGTTCTTCCCACTGCCTGGACATTATTTGCCGTAGACACTCGACGTCTCTTCGGAGCGCCCCTCGCCTTGCGATTGTTGATTTGCCTTTGCTTGGCCATCTCAATGATGGTCCAGTCACAGATCTTCTCTTCAAAATTTTCTTTATGACGATGATGATCGATCTTCTTTTCATAGGATTGTTGAGCCAGCTAAGATGCTACGTTGGCATCGAGCGCGTGCTCGCCCGGCTGGTATCCTCTCCTCGCGAGGAGAGTCTGCCATTCGGAACGCACACATAGCTTGATGCCATTGAGGCATGATGCGAATCAGCAGGCGCCAGGGACACAATTGTCCACTTCGCTTTGATCGTAAGACCACTCCTCCCAATCATCTGCCAATTCAGGCATTTGATTCACCTCGTAAAAGGCAATTCCAGCTCTCCTCCGGGCCACTGCGCGGTCTTCTTGAAGACGGCAGAGCTCGAAGCAGTGTCGGGATTCCTCGTCCATCTGGACGCAAGGATGGAACTCAATGTTCCGAGGTGGAGTTGGCTGATCATCAGCGACGCGCTGATCGTAATCGCGACGATTGCAGAAGATAGGATAATAATGAGCACAAAGTGAAGGCTCTTCTGCATCATAGGCGGGATCCTGCATTTGAGCAGCGACTTCGGCGTTCATTAGATCGAGACAGAACTCAGCTTGCCTTGAATGGTGTTGTGGTAGAATACCACTAAACGTACATAAGGCAAAGGTGAATTCGTCCGCCCAGAGGTCCTCTACGTATTGATTACGTATAAAGTACCAATGGCGGCGGAATTGTTCCCAATCGATCAATGAACCCTGGGGCTCGCTACTCTCTTGCGAGAATCCATCATCAGACCATTCTTGAACCGGCTTCAGTGGCGCGGTTAAATCCGTAGTCATTTCTGCTATATTTTCTCCCACGGGCAAAGGCCCCGGAAGCAGGGAAGCGTCATCAGTTGGCCCCTGGTCAAAAGCATGGCGGAACTCAAACGAGTTCTCGAATGGTCTCCTGATTGTATAGCCTTTTTTCGCGAACTTATAGGCACTGGCAATCCTTCGGCGAGAGATTTTCTGGATCCTAAATGTAGGCTGTTCTCCAGCATTTGTTTGCTGGCAGTTCATAAGCTCGGCAGCGACCCGTTCGCTGCTCTTTGGATCTTTGAATCTTCGCTCGTTTGCACGCAATGGCTCCAACCGGTCCTTCAGGACCAGCTTTCCTCCGAACTTTCTTGTTACATCAACTTTGGGGGCTGTGTCTACGACAGCAACTCTCTCAAAGCCAGACGGAGGCACATTTCGAACCCAATCGCCAACCATAACTTTTTGGCGAAGTCGAGCAAACCCTGCAAGGGCTTGCTGGGAGTAGGTAAATTTCGTGGTTTGTCGCAATTCCTCAGGAAGCAACAATCCACACCCACCCCATTCAACTGGACATGCTAAATTATAATAACCATGATCTGTCCAGATGGAAATCGACTTCTTCCAATAATGTTTGATACGGTTGTACGACCTCTCCTTGTTCACACAGTTGTCCAAGATCCACTGGAGCTTGGGAATGAGAGGCCGTTCGGCAGTTTCGGTTCTTAAAGGAATCTGGCAGGGGCCCCGAGCCTCCTGCAATAAAAGCCCACAATTCAACCACTTCAACTTCTTGAAGATTCCGTTGGGTGTGTGTAGCCAGGACTCTGAATTCACCGTGAGAAAATTGGGACTGATGTAGTTCTTACCCACCGACAGCGTAAAGCCGGCTTTAGTAATCCACTTTTGCCAGATCGGGTAGAACTCAGCATTGGACTTGAACAAAATATCATCCCCATTGATTAAACACGGTAATTCTTCTTTCCGAAATGTCCTTCCTGTATACTCCTCAAGCGCTGACCAATAAGCCACAAGATTTATTGCGCAGAGGACAGGAAAAGACAACAAACTTCCCATCAACTGTCCGTTCTTCATCACGAAAGGCGAAAGGTCTATACCTTTAAGATGCGCCAGCGTCTCCAATTTCTCAGGATATTGGACAACGTGATTCCCAAGAACTTGTTTACAGATCGCGGTCTCATCCGGTGTTGCACCGAACTTTTGCAGCAACGAATCCATAGCCATCTGATTAACCTCTGAAGAGAGGCCATCAGTGGCAGCGGAGTAATCGCCGGAGACCCATTGATCGAATCCAAGCTCAAGATCACTCGTCATCTTGTCAAGATGGTAGAGATGCGATGAGTTGACAGTTGTGCCCGTGAGGGCGAAAGCAGGTGTGTCTTGCAAAGACTGCCATGCCTGCTTCTGGAAAGTTTGGGACACCCAGTAGGGAAGACTCTCTCCCTTAGTGATAACACGGCACTTGAGCGGTTCCAAGCACAATTCCACTTGCGCACGGAGGGATCTCAGATTTTCTTTCGATTTTAGTGCTGATTCCGGATCTGGCTCTGCGAGCCAGCCTGCGAAATCATCAATCCAATCTGGATGATCTGCGTTTCCTCCGTACGTGCCGTGGGTAACTTGTGCCCGCGCCTTTAGCAAGGCGTGGTCGTAGGAACAGAGCGGAATACCATATCTGCTCGTCGTGCCGGGCGAGTCATTTGTTTCAAACATGTCGAGTAGATCATCAACTGGTGTGAACTCGCATGAAAATGACTTACCGCTTGTGCTACCGAAGGTAGTAGTGTTGTCAACACCTTGAGTCTTCCTCAGCCATCGATTCAACCATCCTGCGCGGCCTCCCTCTGAGCGCTTGCTTTCAAAAGAAGCATGATTGCTCGGGTTCTTGAGCCGTCTTCGGAATCTCCGATCCTTCAACTCAGACTTATCACCATCGCGTGATGAACCGTCTTTGTTTGCAGAGGAATCACCATCGCGTGATGACACCACTCTGCGGGACCAGATCTCGTCAAACTTTGCAGGAAAGGTAGAAAGATCTTCGGCTGGAATCTGCTGGGTAAGGGCTTTCTTGTGTTTTTCACAGGCAACGACCTTGAATCCATCGGAAACAGGCGCGCAACCTCGCTTTGTGCCCTGAAGAAGTCCTAGCATCACTTGACCAGCGCGTGCGTTGGTGGTTCGTGAGGCCATAAGATTCCTAAAATGTGATCGGCAAGCTCCCTTAAGTGGGAACCGGCCACGGAGCCCGACAAGAGCCTCTGGGCATGGTGGGAGGTCATTCCTCAACCACTTCGCCATAGGCATCGCAGTCCAATACTTAATGGCTGCGACTCTTTCCACGTTGTTCAACTTCAAGAGTGTGGATAAGAAAATGTCGAAATCGGATGTCTTAGCACGAAGAAATATTGAATCAGCATCAAGAAGATTCTCACATAGCGCTCGCAAAAAGTAAAGCGAGTCTGTGAGTGAGTCGTACTCATGCTGACATACACATTTCTTCTGCGCAGTCAGAGCAAATGCAACCTTGCTAAGGGAGGCTGGAACGTCTTGAAGACGGATGCCAGCAGCCCTCAGCTTCTGAAGGTTGAATTTGCCCTCTCCCGTGCCATCACGGGTGAGGCTGCCGCACAGCTCATCGAAGACGGTAGCACAATTGTGCTTCCTGTCCCGACCATTGGTGCAGCGTGGCCAGTCCAGACTGGAGTCAACATTTGTTGTGACTCCAGCTGCCAAGACTGACGACCACGGGCAGGAAGAAGAAGGACGGGGTGAACCTTGTAAAAACTTTCGGTTCACCCTTCCACTCTTCCTCAACTG